GACCGTCTTGGCCGGAACGAGGACTTTGACTGAAACGGTCATGACTAGACTCCCTGTAGTGTCGGCACAGAGGCTATCGACACAGTTAATATGACTGACGGCGTGGCCGGGCGAACTGGTCCAGTTTTTGCAGCAATGTACTCAATTGTAGTGGAGGTGTCAGTAGTTGCCCACATCAACTCGATGTACTCGTCTGCGGCTAAATCGATGAACAAGTTCAACGCGCCGATCAAGTGGCCGTCTATGGAGCCGTGCCGATTGGGCACGGAAAACTGGCTGTTGGAGTCAGGCACATCAACCCCGTTTTTACGCATCCAAACGTCAATGTCGTGGATGTTGTTGTCGGTGTTGACCATCTGGACGCTGAACTGAATGTTGTACGTCCCGGCAATTTCGCACCTAACCTTGGACTTGCAGGTGCCGGTGATGGTCGTAGACGCTACGGTCTGCGACACGCTGACCTGATAAGTGCCAGTGCTGCCGTCCGTGCCAGTCAACTGAGACACGATGCGAGTCCCAGCCGTGACGCCAGTGCCCGTGATCACCATGCCAGGGTAGATTGGCCCCGAAGTGATCGCTGTCACCGTCATGGTGGTCGTGGCAATCGACGCAGTGAACACGGCTGTGCGGTCTTCTATCGTGACGTTTTTGCTGAACTGCGTGGTGTCGTACAGCAGCGGGTACGCCGTAGTTGTTGAGCCGTCAGGCTGGTTGGCCGTGCTGTAAAAGGAGCCGTATACAAACTGCGGAATCTGCGGCGTGGTAATCGGCGCAGACTGAAGCGCGTCGATCTGCTTTTGCATCTCGGCTATCTGCGACACCAAAGCCGAGCAGCAATCTGCCAACGCTTCTGCCTGAATTTGCTTAGCCAACTCATCGCTCAAATCAGCCGCAGGCGGCAGCGTCTGCAACTCTTGCCGCACGGCGTCGAGCGAAGCCTCAAGAGACGCAATCGTTGACTCGGCGCTGAACGTAAGCCCTGAGTCGTCAATGATCGCCGTGGCCGCGTTGTTGAGCGACAGGAAAAACAAGTACCAAGCCCTGTCGATCAACCCCGTGCGGGGGTCGATCAACGGCACCCGTGGCGGGGTGATTGGCGTCGGCGTCGCGTTAGGGCTAGGCATTCGTTGGACTCAGAATCAACTCTGCGCCCATGATGCTGATCTTGACCGGATCGGTGCCCGATAGCTCATAAACGCGGTCGCGCAGCTTCAGGGTCATGCCCATGCGCCGCCAGAACACCCGGCGGTAGTATTCGCCGATCTTGCCGATCTGCGCCCAGTGCTCGTTGCCCCATGTGTGGCCGCCGTCGTCCGACCAGCGCAGCATGACCTCGGGGTTGCTGCCTTGGCCCAGATTCAGGCCAGTACCGGCCTCAATGTCCAGTTGCAGGCTGTGCTGCGCGGTGCGCTTGAGGTTGTTTTGGCCGGTGGGCAGCGCCCGCCACGACCGCAGCCACTTTTGAATCTGGCCGTTGTCCGAGTAGTCGTCCAGATCAAAGGCGTAGATGTTGCCGTTCTCGTAGTCGCCGACGACCACCTTGTTGTTGAACGCCATCTGGCAGTTGCTGCGGTGCCGGGTGAACTCGCCGTTGCTCCAGCCAGCCCGCTCGTGCCAGGCTTGGGTGGCGGCGTCGTAGACCCAGGTCGTGTTGGCGCTCGGGAAGATCAGCACATAAAAGCTGTGGCCGTCCTGCTGGTAGGTGTACGCGATGGCGTCCGACAGATCGCTGTACTGCTGAATCTGCCACTCGACGGCGTGGGTGCTGATGCGCTGGCCGGTGTAGCCGTTGGCCCGGTAGACCATGCCTTGGCCCCGGCGGTCACGCCCAAGCCAGAACAGGCTGTTGTCCATCTTGGCAATCGAGAACGGGGCAGCGCAGCCCAGCTCGTTGAACGCGCCTTGGATGCGCTGGAGCGGGAAGTCAGTTGCGCCAGAGTCGTACCAAACCTCAATCGAGTTGGTGCCAAAGGCCCAGATTTCGCGGAAGTTGGATATAACAGCCACCAACCCGTCAGGGGATGCGTCCACGGGGGCAAATTCAGTTGGGTCAATCGACGTGCCGTCCAGCAGCGCCGTGATCCACATATTTGGGCTGTTGGGTTGGTTGAAGACGAAGTAGCCGTCGAGATACGCCACGGTCACGGCGCCGGGAAAATCCGGGTCGGTGATCTGCCCAAAAGCGTTGGTCGTGTTGTTGTAGATGTAGCTCGGGCCGTTGGCCGCGATGAAGAGCTGCGTGCCGTTGTCGGCCATGCTGACTGGGCCGGTGCCTGCCACGGTGCCCAGCAGCGTCGGCGCGTAGCTGTTGTTGATCTTGTAGAGTTGCGTGCCCGACACCACAAAGCCGGTGCCGTCCTGCGGCGAGAAGGCCCACAGGCCACGGATTGGGCCGGTGCCAATCGAGTTTAGCAGCTTCAGTCCCGGAGCACGGTTCAAAAACGCCGGCTCCTTGCCCGCCTCGGGCACGATCTCGGGAAACAGGTTGACCATGCGGGCATCCGCAGCGTTGACGCTGCGAGCCACATAGGTCGAACCAAGGATCGGCGTTTTCATCAGTAGTTACCGGCATAGATGTTGTACCGCTGCCGCGTGGCGATCAGCGAATACGGCATCGACATCACATCATCCGGATTGTTGATGCGCTTGAGGTTGCGCTTGCTGTACATCGCAATGCGCTGCACCTGGGGGCTTGGTTCGATGCCAAACTCCGGCGCGATCTCGCAGGCCAAGTTGTAGGTAAACGCCCGCAGGTAGCCTGGCGGGAACAGAATCTGGGTGGACAGATTGGCCGGCTGCGTCAGCTCGTGGACGCTGATGAAGTGAAACTCCAGCAGCCGCGTCGGGCGCGGGTAGATGAAGATGTCAAAGTCCGGGTAGGTGTTGTTGACGAACATCACCTGCGGGTACGTCGAGGTCACGGTCTTGACCGCGATGCCGTCGTACTGCTGCTGGTTGATCAGCTTGATGCCGTACGACACGCCAGTGCCGGGGTCTTTGAAGTAGGTGGCGTCGTCCACCAGAATCGGGCGTACAGCAGTGCCGTTGAGCCGCACCAGCGAGCCGCTGGGGCCAAGGGTTGCGTTGATTAAGCCAACCGGCCAATTGCAAATCTGGTCGATGGTGGCAAAAACAGACAGGCGCTCGGTATTCCACGAGTCGATCATCTGATTTAGCGCCATCAGGGAGTCCTGAGACACTGAGGCCGACGACGTTTCGCCCTCGGCTAGAACGCCTAGCAGCCGCAACGCCCGGTTAATCTGTTCGCCTGCGGTGTAGGTCGTCATGCTATTCCTCTTCGTCCTTTTTGCGCCGCCCGCGCCGAGGTGCAGGTGCTACCTCAATTTGCGGCTCGATCTGAGGCACATCTTGTTCCCCAGGATTGTAGCGTGACCAGCCGTTTTGAACATCAAAATCGGCCTCCATGTCCAGCACGGCGACTTTGGCCCCGTGGATGGGGTGTGTGAGATAAATTACGGGCATTGCTCCTCCGGGGGTGTTGGCTCATCCAGTTTACGAACAAGCAGTTGGTAAGCATTCAAGACCGCTTGAGCCTGAGTCAGGAAGGTTTGCGCCTTCCCAACCTCTTGCTCAAGCGATTGAATTTCCCCGACGAGAAACTCTTTGGTGATCACCATTAGGCAACCGTGCTGACCATGATGTAGTAGGTCGTGCCGCCGCTGACCACCGGAATGGTGTGCGTGACGACAGGCGACCCCACCTTGGCGCGGAACACGCCGGTTGCGCTAACCGCAGGCATCAAGGCAAAGTTGCCCACCTCGCCCGTGCCGCTATTGGTCACGCGCAGGAAGGACGCATTGCTCCAAGTGCCGCCAGAGGCAAAGTCAGAGTCCAGTTGCAAAGCCGCCAAAGTGCCGCCTGGGTTGGTAGACGTGCCACCAATGGTTGCACGGATGGCGTTGGCTGCGCCGCTGATGGTGCCGCCAGTGTTGACGGCTGTGCTGATGTGTGCGCCGTTGATTGTGCCGCCTGTAGCGCCGTTAGCGCCAGTCACGCGGGTCAAGAAACGAGCAGTTTCACCCGAGCCAGTCGAAGTAAAGGTTAGCCGGTTGAAGTTGAGACGGGTGTCGCCTGAACTAGCCGAGGTTGTTGCATAAGCACCGTTCAATACGCCTGAGGTATTGATTTCAATTGGCGCATTGGAAGTACCAACTTGGAACGAATCCAGTTGGGGGTCGGCATACGCGACGCCGATAGGCTTGTTATTTGCCATGATCAAAATCCTTTATTGATTCCAAAAGGGGAAAAACGGGGGCCGAAGCCCCCATTAGGTTTACGCAGTGCGGTACAAGGTCCAGGTCGTGTCGCTGGTTTTACGAGCGATAAACGAAGCCGAAGTACCATCGTTGATGGTCAGCGAGCCAACAATCGTCCAGCCCGTGCCAGTGCCAGCGGCCATCGTGATGTCGCCGGTCGAGGTGCCGATGTTGACCACCACCCAGTTAAAGGTGCTGCCAACTTTAGCACTGGAGACCAGATCGTTCACACCAGTGACGCCGCCTGCTGTAACCACGATAGGCATCGTGTAGATCGTAGCAGTGGTGCCAGGATTGGCGATCAGAATACCGCCGGTTACTTCAGCAGCGGTCAGAGTGACGGCGGTTACGCCAGTCTCAGATGCGGGAACCGGCAAGTAGCCGATGACGGGTTCGTTGAGGTTGCCGTCGCCGACTTGATAGCCGCCTGCGCCATTAGGGAGAGCCATGATAAATTCCTTTCAAAAATGTTACGAATTGAAGCCCCCGAAGGGGCGTCAAAATCAACCCCACATCCGAACGCCCATCTGAGGGCGAATGGTGTTGAAGCCGTACAGAACGTCAATACGGCAGGGCATACGATCATTGTTGATGTCGTACTGGCGCACCACACGCAGGCTGATGCCATTGTGAACGGCGCGAGCGGCCATGTCCACACCTTGCGGCAGGAGCAGGTCGGCGGTTGCAAAGGTGATCGCGTCCTTGTGGTAGATCAGGTTCTGAGCGTACTGGCTGGAAGGAGCACCAACGAACACGACAGCCTTGTTGTTGCCAGGCAGAGCGGTCATGGTAGCCAGTGCATGGCTGGCCGAGTACATCGGAGCCACGGTCACGGTTGCAGTGGTGGTGGCGGTCGAGGAGGCCAGAGCCACGAACTGGAACAGCGAGCCGGTGGACTCACGAGTCTGTGGGTTCACAGCGAACACATCAGCGATGGTAAACACGTCACCAACAGCGATGGTGTCGCCAGAGCCAACAGTCAGGGTCAGCGTAGCAGCGCCTTCGGCAGTCACGGCAGCGGCGGTAACCACGCCAGTAGCAGCGCGGGAGCCGGTGGTGTGTTGCTTGATCGACTGAGACATGTTGATCTCGTCGAAGCCCAACACGCCCATGCCCATCATGCCGTTCTTGAACTGCTTGCTGATAGTGTCGGTGGGGTTAAAGAGACCCTTCATGCCTTCGACCAAACCAGCGTTGGCAGCCGGGTTGACGGTGGCGTAGCGAGGCGACATCACAGCAGCGTTCTCGTTGAGTTTCTGCTGAGCTTGCAGCAGAACCAGCGAGGTAGCGGGTGTGGTGCCAGGGGTACCGACGGAGTTACCGATGCTCTTGTAGGCGTTGGCAACGTCAGCGTCGATGCTCGATGCCAACTGGCTGATACGAGGCTTCAGAACACGCTCTGCGAAGTCGTCCAACTGCATGGTCAGTTCGGCAGACGTGAAGTTCACGCCAATGTGCTTCTGCGAAGCCACAGTCAGGGTGGTGAACTGCTCGTTGTCGTCCTGCACTTGCAGGGCGGCGCCGTCGGTGACCAGAGCGCGGTCAGGCAGACGGATACGCAGGGTAGAACCAATCTTGGCACCTTCAACAGCAAAGCTGTCGTCGTACTGACGGTTCACGTTACGGGTGAGTACCAGGTTGTTTTCCAAGATCTCCAACGCCTTGCGGGTGATCATGTCAATGGTAAGAATGCTATTAGCCATTTCGGCGGTCCTTTCAAAGTTTTAGCGGTTCATTTGTGCTTGCAGCTTTTTCATCTGCCGGGCACGTTCAGCTTCAATCCACTGCGAATCAGTCATGGTCTTCGTCGAGCGAGGATCAGTCGTGTCGTAGGACGGGCTTCCACTGGTGCGTGCGGTAACAGGCGAAATAGGCGCAGGCGCAGACGTAGTCGGTTTCACAAGAGGATTGGAGCCAAGTTTGGCCTCAATCTTCCCAATCTCTCGGGCCTGCAAAAGAGGTGCCAAGCGGGAAATGCGATCAGCTTCCTTCGGGTTGGTTCCCAGCCAGTAGGCTAGGTCCGGCCCCATGTCGGACGCCTTGATTGTCTCGGCCATCACGTCAGTGACTCGAAGCTGCGGGTTGTAGGCGACTTGTTCAAAGTCGTCGTACTTGGCCCTAGCCTCTTCCTCACGGTCGTGGTAAGCGTCGTTAATCTCAGCCTGCTGCCGTTGGAACTCACGCTGCGCGAGCAGTTCTTCAGCCTTTTTGACGGCCAACGCTTCCGCGTAGGCATCAGGCGACTCGAAATGCTCGATAGGCGGGACTTCTCTTGGCGCTTGCGGTTGGGCAAGTTTGGCCTGCTGCTCACGTTCCCATTTGCGCTGCTCTCTGGCAAGGCGCTTGCTGATCTTCTCGTCGAGTTCAGCCTGGGTGAATTTCTTCTCCTCGGGCGTTTGCTCGGGTTGATTCTCAGCTACTTCCGGCGCGTTTTGTGCAGTGTCCGTGGTGGCCGTCACCTCGGCTGCTGGCGCGGATTCAACTTCCGCTAAGGCTTGTTGGACTTCTTCAGTCATTTATTGTTCCGTAGGAACCCTGGTCTACCGGGCCAGTACAGTTTGCGCCGCCATTATGCGACAGATTTTTATGCTTGTGCAGCTTTGTACGCAGCCACAACATCTTTGGTGTGCAGGGCCTTGCAAATGGCCTGCACCTTGGCATCCTCGGCGCTGTAGTCGTCGCCAGGAGCAACAACGTGGCGGTGGAACTTGCTGCTGATTTCAACGCCATCTTCTTTGATGACGGTCTTGGTGCGAACTTGAATGGAGCCGTTTTCAACAACTTCAATCAGATCAACAGATATAATTTTTTCCAACATGAT